ATGTTATTAAATTGGCTTTATTAAGATATCAAAACCTTTAAACAAAAAACAAAATCATGAATAAAATCAAAGCCCTTAAAGAAGAGCGTGGACGTTTGCTAGGCGAATTGTCTACCTTGCAAACCACAATCGAAAAAGAAGCCAGATCTATGGCTGATTCAGAAACCAACCGCTTAAGCGAAATCGAGGCTCGTTTGGGCGCGATTAAAGCTGAGGTTGAAACTTTGGAAAAATTGCAAAACTTGGCTGCACAAGCTGCCGGTCATTCTGCAAGCCGTGGTGAGGAAAAAGAAAAAGAAAACATGGCTAAAGATTACAGCTTCAAGCGTGCAATCAATTTGGCTACCACTGGACGCCGCGAAGGTGTTGAAGGTGAATTTTCTCAAATCGGTGCTGAAGAGTTCCAGCGTTCTGGTGTAAGCGTAAGCGCTCACTCTGTAAAAATCCCTTCTGAAGTTTTCAAACGTGATATGACTGCTACCGGTGGTTCTGCTGGTTCTGAAGGTGGTGTAAACGTTCAAACTTCTGTTGGTTCTATCATCGATGTATTGTTGCCTCGCACCGTATTGCGCGGTTTGGGTGTTCAGCAGTTGAGCGGATTGGTTGGTAACTTAGATATGCCTACCGCTAGCACTGTACCATCTGCAGGTTGGAACACTGAAAACGGTTCAGCTTCTGAAAAGAGCCCCGCTTTCTCTAAAATCACTTTTAGCCCTAAGCGTTTGGCTGCTTATATTCAAGTGTCAAACCAGTTAATGTTGCAGTCTAGCAACTCTATTGACGCTTACGTGCGTAACTGGTTGTTGAATGCCATGGCTCAATCTTTGGAAACTGCTGCTATCAAAGGTGGTGGATCTAACGAGCCTACCGGTATTATCGCTAACTCTTCAGTTAACGTAACTTTCGCAGGTGGTGCATCTTCTAACAGCACTAACGCTAACGGTATCGCTCCAGTATGGGCCGACGTTGTTAACTTGATGAAGGCTGTAGAAAACGCTAACGGCGAAGGTGTTGCTTACTTGACCAACCCTAAAGTAAAAGCCGCTTTGCAAACTATCCCCCGCCAAGCTTCTGGTGTTGAAGGTAACTTCATTTGGGCAAGCGGTGGCGCCGAGTTGAACGGTTACAATGTAGCCACTTCTACTTTGGTTCCTAGCAACTTGACCAAAGGAACTAGCAGCACATTGTCTGCTATGATTTTCGGTGACTTCTCCAAGCTCGCTTTGGCTTCATGGGGTGGTGGCATGGAATTAGTGGTAGATCCTTTCAGTGGAGCTACTGCTGGTTTGACCAACGTTATCCTTAACTCTTACATGGATGTAAACTTGTTACAGCCTACTGCTTTCGCAGTTTGTAAGGACATCGTAGCCTAATGAATTGACCGCTTGGGGTCATTAAAGTACCAAGTGCCGGGGGTGATCTTGACTGCATCGCCCCTGGGCCAATATGAAAGTGAGATTTACAGCAAACCCTACAGGGCAATTTAATTTAAGTTACAACGTAGGTGAAGAAGTAATAATGGAAACCAAGCAGGCCATGCTCTTAATTGAGGCGGGCGTTGCTGAAGAGATTGCAGTATTGACGCCAGCCAAGCCTAGCAAAAAGGCAAAGCCAGTAAACCCTGAAACCGAATTAGACGCCGAATAAAATGTTTGTCAGCCGTAGATATACCGCCTTCGCAAATGCCGCTACTGATTACCTCAGTTTGGCAGATGCAAAAACCCATTTAAGGGTTACAAGTTCCTCAGATGATACTTACATTTCGGGGCTTATCTCTATGGCAATTGATGCCTGCAGTAATTATTTGGGCTACTCGATTCGCAAAGGAACGGCAAAGTATGGGTTTGATTCATTTACAGGCATGCCTGCGCTCGTGAATCCCGTGAATGGCCTAAATATACCTTCGGGCAATTATCTGCGCTTAAACACGCGCTGTTTGGCTATTAACTCCGTGAGCTATGTGAACGACTCGCAGGCAGTTGTTGCTTTTGATTCTGCCGATTGGTTGGTTGCGCCTGATCCGATGGGCGGATATAGCAGAAATATCTTTTTTGAAAATACGCCTTCCTCAATAACGGACGATGTGATTAAGTACATTGTTGAAATCTCTGAGGGTTTTAATCCTGTCGGCACTTCATCTGTAGATCCTGATACAATTCTACCCGCCACGATTAAACACGCGGCGCTTTTGTTGGTTGCTCAGTACTACGATAACAGGCAGGCCATCATTGCGGGCAGTATTAACAGCGAAATGAATTTCGGCTTTCACTACCTACTCGATCCGTACAAAATCCAAATCATGATCTGATGAATGCGGGGTTAATGGATGTTTTGGTGAGCCTGCAAAGTTACACCGAGACCATAGATAGCAACACAGGGGAGAAGCTGCAAACGTGGACCGAATATGCAACGGCCTGGGCGCAGCGTGTTGAGCAGGAAAGTGGCGCGGAGAATGTAAACGCAGATAGGCGCGAGCACAAGCAAATTGTGATGTATACCATCCGTTTCAATTCTGCCGTAGGCGTTAAGCACAGGGTGGTTGATGACAACGGAGCGCACAACATTGTTAACATAGCAAACCTGCAGCGGAATCTATATTTGAAACTACAAACTGAATTAACGCAATAATGGAAAAAATCGACGGACTCGCTGAAACCTTGGAAGCCTTAAAGGCTATGGGGGTCAGTGTGAAAAGTCGTAAACTCCAACAAGTTTTAAAGAAAAGCGCGAGCCCAATTATCGCAACCGCCAAAAGTTTGGTGCCAGTCGATACGGGCGATTTGCGGGACTCAATCGGTTTTATTAATAGCAAGGACAATCAGAACTTTGATAAGGCTTTGATTGGCTTGCGCAAGGAGTACCACAACAACTATCTGGGCGTGATGTATGAATACGGTACAGTTGAGCGAATCCAATCGAGCACAGGCCGCTATACAGGCGCCATTGCCCCCGTGCGTTTTATGCAGCGGGCAGTCGATTCAAACGCCACAAGCGTTGAGGAAAACATAATGAAAGGCGTTGATCAAATCATTGCCGATTTAGCAAAGAAAAATAATTTAATATATAAATAACCATGGCAACTACTGGACCAGTAAACGGCACGCTTATAAGCATCTATAAAGATGTGAGCGGTGTCTTGACTAAAATTGCAAACGCAACTTCACACTCGATGGATATCTCTAAAGATATGATCGACGTTACTAACAAAGACAGCGCAGGCGCTAAAGAATTTATCGCGGGCGAGTATGGCTACACTTTGAACGTTGAAGGTATTTTTGAAGGCGATTCATCTGTAAGCACAAGCGGCTTATCTTACAAAGATTTGTTAACTGATTTGCTCGCGGGCACTCAATTAACAGTTGTAATGACTACCAACGTTAGCGGAGATGAGAAATTCACAGGCGGCGCTTTCTTCAGCAGCTTATCACTTAGCGCACCTAACAACGACAAAGCAACCTTCACAGGAACTTTGCAAGGCACTGGCGCGTTGACTATTGGCACCGTATCGCCTTAATACTTTTTGTCTTATCTTTGTGGCATGAGCCACATTATCATCGGGGGTGTTCAGCACCCCCTTTTGTTTAACATGAACAGCCTGCGCAACGTTATGCAGTTGGCTGGGATGGAAAATTTCGCAGATCTAAACCTGCAAAAAGACCTTGCCAAATCGATGGACTTCGCACTAGCTTGCGCGTTCTATGGGATTCTGGAAGGCTACGAAGCCGACGGCAAAAAAACGCCATACCCCACGATCCAAAAGTTGGGCGCATCGGTTAAAAGATTTACAGAGTTGAGCCCTGCATTGGATGGATTTACGCAGGCCGTTAGTGATTTCTTTAGCACCGAAGAGCCAGAGGGAAAGTAAAAGCCAAGGGCGACGGCGCACCGCTAACTTGGCGCAAGATTGAGCGCATCAGTTACGGCGAATTGAATCTAACTGAGCGGGAGTTTTGGAAATGCTCGCCACGTTTTTGGCGTTTGAAATTGGAGGGCATGCGTGAGGCGCAGCAACAGCAGTACAGAAACCAATGGGAAATAACTCGCTGGGCAGTTGCTACAGGGATGGCCCCACACTTAAAAAAGCCAATCGAACCGAAAAGGCTGTTAACATTTCCATGGGAGGAATCCGACTATATTAGTATTGAGGAAGCGGTTAAACTATATTCGCATGTCTTTGATAAATTAACACCGGACGCCAAGGCATGAGCGCACCCATAAAAATAGTATATAACATTTTAAGCAATGCGTCAGACCTTACGGCGTTGGTTTCCACTCGCTTAAATCCTTTGCGGATTCCGCAAGAGTCTGCATTTCCTGCAATCGCTTATAATTTAGTTAGCATTATTGCAAGCCCTACCAACACAAGCCACTCACGCACTGACTTTGCTCGGGTGCAAGTTAGTAGTTTTGGCGCCACGTTTGCCGATGCTATGGACACTGCCGCGCAAGTTCGAGCCGCGTTTGAAGCTGCTACCTTTCCAGATACTTTTAATGGAGTATACTGCCAAGCGATTGAGTTCGATGGCGAGGTACATTTGGTTGAAGATGAGGCGGGATTTGCGGGGATTTACCACGTTGCTCAGGACTTTATTATAAATTACATTTATGCCGCGCCAGTGCCATCTGGTGCTAGTTATTTGTTGCTCGAAGATGGCGCTTATTTATTGCAAGAAGATAGTTATAAAATAGAATTGTAAGCATGGCAAGGTCGTTAAATATAGTAATTGGCGCAAACATTGAAAAGCTCAGACAGGGCTTTAATGATGCGATTTCAGTAATTAAAAAGGCGGGCGGTGAAATGTCTGCCGATGTTGCAAAGAGTGCAAAGAGCATTGAGGAAAAGCTAGCAAGCATTGCAACAAAAAACCCAACGATGAGCACTGTCAGACAGTTGACTCAGTTGGCGATGGAAGCCCGGGCATTGGGTCCAGAATTTGCCGCGTCTGCTGATCAGTTTATAAAAGAAGCGGGTAGGATAAAAGACAGCATAGGCGATGCCAGGGCGGAAGTTGGATATTTTGCAAGCGATACCCGACGCCTCGATGCGGTATTGGGTGGAGTTCAGGCAGTTGCCGGGGCTTTTGGTGCCGTTGAGGGCGCACTTGCATTGGCAGGGGTTGAGAATGAGGATCTACAAAAAACAATGGTCAAGCTTCAGGGCGCCATTGCTTTGGTGAATGGAGTGCAAGCCATACAAAACGCATTGCAAGCCGAGAGCGCTGTGCGTATTGGGATAACTACGGCAGCCACTAAACTTTATACATTAGTAACGGGAGGCGCAACAGGGGCAACGCTTGCCTTTAGAACAGCCTTAATGTCTATAGGTATTGGTGTTGCGATTGCAGGGATTGGCGCATTGATTGCCAACTTTGATAAATTAAAGAACGCAATTTTTCCCGCTGATGCCGCGCTGAAAGGATTAAATACAACTCTCGATAAAACAATAGCAAAAAACGAGCGCGATATAAAAGTAATGGAGGCAAAGGGCAATAAATTAGGCGCCTTTGCTTTACAAGAACAGAATTTAAATTTAACGCTACAAAAAGCCCGCGCCAACTTTGGTAAAAACAATAAAGAAAACTGGGGCAAAATAATTGATGATACTAAAACGGCGTTAACTGTATTAAAAATACAAAGAGACAATTATAACGCAGCCGAGGCCGCCAAACAACAAGAGCACGAGGCCGAGATTTTAAAGCAAAATCAAGACGCCTACAATAAGCGTTTAGAAAACTTTAGAAAGTACAAAGCACAAAGACAGTTAGAGGCGGAAAAGGCTAGGAATGAATTGAAGGCAACAGAAATTGAAACCGTTGCCAGTGGCCCACGCCAAGGAATCAAAACAATTGACCCCGCGCCTATAGATATTAAGGCACCGCAGAAACTTGAGCATACATTTACGCAAATCGATTATGCGATGCAAAACCAAATCGCAAAGCAGGAAGAGTATGAAGAGCGTTTTGCGAAATCAATGGAGGGCGTTAACCAGGCGTTTAATAGTTTGACCGCTGACGGGCTCGAAGCGTTTGGGGTATTGTTGGGCGATATTATGACGGGGCAAATCGGAAGCTTTCAAGATTTTGGCAAGAAATTACTAGGAGCGGTTGCGGCATTCATGAAATCATTTGGGCAAGCATTGATTGCAACGGCCACAGCGTCCAAGGCTTTTAAAGAGTTATTAATTAAAAACCCTGTGCTTGCAGCTGCTGCGGGTGTTGCATTGGTTGCAGGTTCCGCGGTGATCAGTAACATGCTGAACAAAGGCCCACAGGCTACAGCATTTGCCGAGGGGGGAATTGTGAGCGGTCCGACATTGGGATTGGTGGGTGAATATCCAGGGGCAAGTAGTAACCCTGAAGTGATTGCGCCATTGGATAAATTGAAGGGCATGCTAAACACAAACGAGCAAAGCGGATTTGTTGCAAGCACCACAATACAGGGGCGCGATTTGGCGATAGTATTGGAACGATATAACAAAGACAGAAATAGGGGATAATGGCAAGGAAATACTATGGTTCGTTTTATTCGGTTACGGGCAAACTGCACCGCGTTGAAATTTGGGATGCGCCGAGCGGTTCGGGATCAGGTGGCACAGAGTTAAAACTTGCGGGCGATGGCTACGAAATACAACGCGATGGTGAAGGAGATACATTTTATCAAAATGCTATCAGACCTTCACGCA